CTAAAGCGTTGCGGTCTACCTGTATAATATCACGACCTTTGAACTCTAATGGGCGGGTTCCTTGGCCGGGGTCACTATCTAGTTTGAGTTCCGCTTCCATTTTGGACTTGCTTTCGCTGTCCATGTCTTCCTGCACTTCGTCAACGATGATGACCCGAGCAACTGCTTTAGGAGCATTGAACCTTCCACAATAGTCCATGGTGCGAATTGTAGGGGCGTGTCCGTAATCACCCCCAAAAATCCCCTTGATGGCTGAGACCGTATAACCTTTCCCTGTGCCAAAGTCGCCGTAAAGATAGATGTAGAACCCACATCTACGATCTGGGTGTTGGAGCAACGCACCGTAGGCATCAAGTAGCCATTCGGCACCATCGGGCATGGCCTCTTTAATAACAGACACCCACATTTCTTCAGCTTCAGAAATACCTGTGTAGTCAGGCTCCACGGCGAATCCTGACCACATATTAAGCTGATTGTCGACAACCGCCGGTTTTCCCGGTAGGAAACGGACCCTATCCAAAGTAGTCCTCGACTGCGAATTAAGCCATACATCGCAGATTGTGTGACGATCCCCGTTTGCATCTGTATATTTTTCGTTTCCATAGTTGAGCTTAAAGTCCGACTGATTCATACGACGGAAGGGTGGGCTGAGCTCAACTACGCGAGCAAGGTCTTTAACCACTGCGAAGCGATCATTGTAGCTGATTATTGCTGCCCCAATTTCATCTACCTCTAATGGTTCTACTTGGAGGGCGGTGAGGTCCCCGCCAGCCATAACATAGTCATCCACACCCCATGACCCGCCCTGAGGTGGTGGGGGCAACTCTATAAGATGGGTGTTGCAGTTATACCGTATACGTAGAAGAGCGGCCAGCGACTCTCTAGCGGCTCTTACGTCCCGAGCACTATCTTCTTGCTCTGTGTTAATACTATCATACAGAATAATAGCATTCACACCTCTGTTACGCCATGGAAGATTACGTAGACTTTTTGCTACGCGGGAGGAATGGTTGCGGTCTGCAAATCCCGACACACCGTTTAGTACGATAACGGGTAGACCTAGCTTTTCTGCTGCGACAATACCTTTGACATATGATTCTGTGAATACCACGCGCTCTGGTGGTATGTCCCAGTTATGGCCGGAAAGGAGGATCGCATCATGAAGCCCACTGGGGCAATATCTACGTCTTGTCGGGTCTGTGAATGTGCCGCCTTGAATGACTACACAGTGACCATACTTACCCTGACCGGGCATCCAGCAAGCGACTGTACTATCAGGGAACCCCTTAAAGCCGAGGCGGAAAGCTGCCTCAGTCCCCCCAATAAGCTCTAATCGGTACTTAGTCCTTAGCTGTTCTGTGATGCCGCGTTGTTCAAGGTAGTCTGTGACATCCTTGAACGAGGCCATTAGTATGTACGCTCACCATATCCCGCATATTGGAAGGCGAACCCACACTGTTTACGACATCTAACAAGTACTTTTCCACTAATAGCGTCTTGTTGGGCTATTAGTTCGTGCTTACACTGATTTTCATCTAGCTTTTTACGAATATCAGCAAGTTCAGTTAGAACATCCCCGTAAAAGCGCGCCTCGCGCTCGGCATGTTCTTTTTTCTGTTGGATTTCTTCGTAGATTCTATCCACCTTCGCTCTCCTGACATGTTGGGGGTTGCAATGACAAGCGGAAAGTGGTATAATGATATTTAGTTGCCATGCTTCGGCAGCCTTCCACCTCACAAGCCGGGAGCCCATCTCCCGGCTTTTCTTTCCAGCCTGTACCATTAGTATAGCCGGGTTGAAGTCCGGGAGCAAGTGAGCGTTCGGATGGATATACAGATGCTTGCACTTGAATACCAGTGATGGTAACATGGGGTTGTGGGCGCATAAGACCCACGTATCCATAGGAGTGCACCATGTCTGTACCAATCAAGTTGTTTTTTCGTTACATGTTTGACACCAAAGTTCGTGAAAGAACAATCAAGGGACCGCTCAGTAACGATGCTATGATTATGCTTTCCAAGCATCTTCATTCCGTAACTGACCACTTTTACTTCCAAGGCACGTTTGAACCAAATGGGCGCACACCGCGTCGCTTGCGGGAGCCAAACCATGAAATTTGACGTGTGGCAAACTGGTTCTACCCGTTTGGCAGAGATTACGGTAGACCCACCGTTTGAAGGTGTACACAACTACGAGCCACGATACATCGCCATTTTAATTTCAGAGGCGTTGTTGGATGGGCGGTTTATTCCGCATAGACTTATGCCCACAGCCGCTCGTTGGTCAAAACTAGTTCGTATTAACGATGCTGATGATGTAGTGCTAACGTGGGTCACATTTGACCCAGAAGATGGCACTGCCCACTCATGGCTAGCTTACGAGGTAAACTAATGTTCGTTTGTCAAAAATGTGGAGAACAGTCAAAGCCCGGTGAAGAGAGTAAGCGCATAGTGGTTGAAACGCGCCCACGCATGTATGACAACGGTGACGGGGTAGCTCGCCACGGGCATGAAATCGTTAAGGAACTCACGGTGTGTATTCCCTGCCGTGATAAAATTCGTGACATTCTTGCTGCAGGAGGTAGCGTCTAATGGATATCAACGTACACTGGGTCACCTCAGTTACCATGAAGCATATAGTTTCTAAATCTGGTACTCGTTGGGTGAACTTCTACATCAAAACTAGGGATGGGGAAACGCATGAGTTAACGGTATTTCCCACAGATAACGCCACAGTTGTATATGATGACACTGACGATATAGAGGCTCTTATCCATGAGTAAATTCCGCCCGATGTTGGCGGGCAAGGCGGGTGACGCTCTGCGTTACCCGTTCTATGCATCGCCCAAATTAGATGGTGTGCGTGCGATGGCTATGGATGGTATTCTGTATAGTCGGTCGCTTAAGAAAATACCCAACGAATATTGCCAGCGTTTATTCAGGCAACTAGATTGGGTAGATGGTGAGCTTATCGTTGGTTCACCCACACATCCAAACGCCTACAATCACACAGTAAGTGGCGTCATGACACGGGATGGGGAACCAGATGTTACGTTCTGGGTATTTGATTACTTTGCCCAGCTCAGCACGGCATTTGAAGAGCGGTATATGGAGCTTAACCACCGTATCAATAACACGGTTAGAGTTGAGCGCGTACCGCATCTTTTGATCACCGGCCCCCATGACCTACTTGAGTTTGAAACCAAGTGCCTCGCAGAGGGGTATGAAGGAATCATGTTGCGGGATCCTTTGGGACCATACAAGTTCGGCCGTAGTACGACTAATGAAGGTTGGTTACTCAAACTAAAGCGGTTCTCAGATAGTGAAGCCAGAATCACAGGTTTTGAGGAGAAGATGCACAATGCCAATGAGCAAACTACAAATGAGCTTGGCCTTAGTGAAAGAAGTTCTCACAGAGCTAATAAGCACCCTACGGGAGTTCTGGGCGCTCTTATTGTCACTGATCTGTATAGCGGTGTCAGCTTTAATATTGGGACTGGTTTTACTGATTTGGATAGGCAGAACATCTGGACTATACGTGATACGCTTATTGGAAAAGTGGTGAAGTATAAGTTCCAACCTGCTGGAGTGCTTGAGAAGCCCCGGTTTCCAGTCTTTTTGGGGTTTAGAGTATGACCCGTGACGTATGGGCCGGTTGGGACGTGTTGATGGTATGGCTATTCTTTAGCTGCGTATTCATTGGATATGATCCTGATGGTTCAATTTGGCGTGATCGTTACGCCAAGCTTCTTTCTTATGAAAAGATTGTAGAAAATCCTGTGCTTTTAGAAAAGGTTCTTAGTAGATATCACACCATAAGGGAGGATTTGGAACTACTTGAAAATGGCTTCAAACTACGGGATGCAATAACTGGAAAGGAGGTGCAGTGTATCGCAGTACATCAACTTTATGATAACTATAATCTAAGGGAATTCTATGTGGGTTCTAGTGTTAAGCAATGACCAAAAGATCTATGTCGTTGGGCCGTACACGTCAGAGGAAAAAGCACAAGCAGATGGTGACGTTGCAGAACACCTGCACCAAGTCGATGCCACCGTCGCCGCGCTTAATCCCCCGGGGAATGAAGATTTTCACATACAGGAGAGTTAAATGCGCTCAGATCATCCTATCACGTTTTCGGATATTGCTAAGATTGCTCCAGCCATCTTTGCAGAAAAGCCCTCCCAAAACGTATCTTCGCAGTTCGTACATATCCGCACGGCGGATGTTGTTCGAGCACTCTATGACGCCGGGTTCGCTGCCTCTCGTGTTCAGCAGAAGAAAGCGCGCACTGTGGAAGCTATGGCCACGACACGGCATCTACTTTGTTTCCGGAAGCTTGAATCCTTCACCGAACTCAAAGTGGACAGTTACATACCGGAAGTTGTCATCGTTACAGCCCACGATGGGACGACCGCCTATCGTCTCCTAGGTGGAATGTACCGGGTGGTCTGTGCAAACGGTCTTATTGTCGGGTCTACCGTTTACGGGATTAATGTCCCCCATAAAGGTGACGTAGCGCGGGGCGTGGTGGATGCCAGCCTTAAGATTGTAGATAGCATGGCTGAGATGGAGGCTGTGGTGGCTCGTATGCGGAGCCATGCCCTTGCATATGAAAGAACTATGGGGTTTGCAGAGCATGCCATGGATATTAGGTATGGGGAAGAACGCCCATTTAAAGCTGAAGAACTTCTTGTTCGTAGGCGGGACGAAGATAAACACGATGATTTGTGGACTACCTACAACGTCGTGCAAGAAAACCTCTTGAAAGGAGGCCAAGCAGGAATTACAGCGACTGGTAGGCGTAGTACATCACGCGCTATTAATCGAGTCACTAAGGATGTGACCTACAACCAGAAGCTTTGGGATCTGGCGGTGGAATATCTAGATGACTAGAAAACTTACTAATGAAGAAGTACAGCGTGCGATGCATGAACGGATAGCACTTTGTGAACAAATTAGAAAGTTGGATGCATTTGTAGAAGCAGCTCAAAATATTTGTCACCATAATATGGTAGACAATGGGCATGACTCACACTATAATCATATGATTTGTACGAAGTGTGGTTATGAAGACTTAAAGTGTTGAACCTACATACCCCTTGTGTCCCACGGTCTGGTGGGGTACAATGGGGTTGTAGTTACAAAGGACAAAAGTCATGACACTGGATGAAATCGCAAAGGTGGTGAATAACTACATCACTGCGCGTGACGAGCGTAGGAATGTAGAAAAGACAGTAGATAAACTAAAAGAATTAGAAAGTGAATTAAAGGCCACGATTATTCGTGAGCTTAAAGAAGCAAAGGCGGTGCGGTCGCTGGTAAGTCCTACACCGCTACACTCAAAAAGAAGACACAACCCCAAGTCGCAGCATGGGAAGAACTGTATCCGTACATCGTTGAAAACGATGCATGGGACTTAATCCAGCGTAGAATCTCAGGCCCGGCAGTCCGGGAGCGCTGGGACGACGGTAAGGAAATTCCTGGCGTCGTTGCAGTTGAGGTGGAAGACCTTTCATTTACTAAACTCTAAGGACACGTCATGGCAAACGAGGTAGCGCCGAGGAAAGAAACCGCTGTCACTAATTGGGAAGAGGAACTTGCAAGAGAAGCTAAGGAAGTAGCGAAGCTTGAACGGCCTAGCTCCAGCCACATTAGTCTTAAAAGTGGCTTGCTTTCCTATCAAGGTCAACCTGTACCGAATAACAAGCTTCAAGTTATTATTCTGGATGTAGCGTACGAGCGAAACTACTATACCGGGCGCTACGATCCCGCCAATGTTCGTAGCCCGGTGTGCTTCGCCATTCATCATCTGGATGCACAAAGGGTTCCCCATGAAGATTCGGTTGAAAGGCAGAATGATGATTGCGATACCTGCCAGTGGAACAAATGGGGAACCGCAGTGCGTGATGGAATGAAAACGAGGGGTAAGGCGTGTCAGGAACGTAGGCGCTTTATTCTTATCCCGGCGCACGCGAAAGAAAATTTGGAACCTGATAGCATCCTAAGCGCGGAGGTCGCCACGCTGAAAACCCCGGTTACGAGTGTGAAACTGTGGGGGCAATATGTCACTACACTCGCTAGCTTGTTTCAGCGCCCACCATTTGGGGTCATTACCGAGATTGGTGCTGTTCCCAACCAGAAAAACCAGTTTAATCTTACCTTCAAGGTTGTAGATAAACTGGAAAATGAATGTTTGGGGGCTATCATGCAAAAGCGTGAAATGTCACAGCCTATTCTCTATAAGCCGTACGATGCTAATGACGATGCACTTGATGAGGCTGAGGAAGAACAGGAACCCAAGAGCAAGAAAAAGTTTGACAAATGATACCTACTCTAGACTTTGAAACTGAAGCCATAGAGCAGCGTCCAGCCTACCCACCGAAACCGGTGGGTCTGGCCGTGCGCCATCCCGAAGGCTCAAAAGAATATCTGGCTTGGGGGCATCCCAGCGGAAATAACTCAACTCGCGAAGCAGCGAAAAGAGTTCTAGCAAAATACTGGGATAGCCCCCTCTTATTTCATAACGGAGCGTTTGACGTTGCGGTGGCTGTCAAACACTTTGATATGCCGTGGCCGACAGTGTTAGAAAATGTGCACGACACTATGTTTCTAATTTACTTGTTCGACCCGCATGCAGACACAGTAGCTTTGAAGCCTAGCGCCACTCGTATTCTAGGCATTGCCCCGGAGGAACAAGATGAGTTGGAACAGTATATTAGACGCAACATTGCGAATAACAAAGCGTGGGGCGCTCACATTGCAAAGGCACCGGGTGATGTGGTTAGTCCCTACGCAGTGGGGGACGTGGAAAGAACCCACGCCCTATTCACACATTTACGTCCAATCATTGAACGAGAAGGAATGGCCGAAGCCTATCTACGTGAACAACGTCTTGTACCCATACTCGAAGAAGCGAGCGCCCGGGGAATACGTCTTAATGCCTTACTTGAACAAGACCTCGCCATGTACGAAGAAGCACTCGTACTATGCGATAATTGGGTGCGTCATAAACTTAGGAATGATTCTCTTAATATTGACAGTGGTGTGGAGCTTGCTAACGCACTAGACAGTGCTGGCCTAGCGTCTAACTGGCCCCTTACCCCTACCGGGCGCAGGAGTACCTCTAGGGCCGCTCTACAGGCCGCGGTGACGTGCCCAGACACCCTGCGGGTACTGGGGTACCGGGGCGCACTTGCGACGTGCCTGAAGACGTTTATGAGGCCTTGGGAAGCTATGCGAAAAGTGGATGGACGTGCACATCCAAGCTGGAACCAAGTACGGGGTGATAAATATGGTACTCGCACTGGTCGCCTAAGCTCTAGCACCCCGAATTTCCAAAACGTTCCAAACGAATTTAGTTTAGAAGTTCCACAGGGTTGTCCGCCCCTACCTTTGATGCGTAAGTATCTGCTACCAGAACCGGGGCATGTCTGGCTAAAGCGTGACTTTTCCTCACAGGAGGTACGAGTACTTGCCCATTTTGAAGATGGGGCGCTTATGAAAGCATACTGTGATAATCCTAAGCTAGACCCGCATAAATTCGCACAAGACCTAATTAGGGAAAAGACAGGTCATGTGCTAGAGCGCAAACATACTAAGATTATTGCATTCAGTCTTTTGTACGGGGCGGGTGTCAACCACATTAGTGAGATGCTTAGTGTTGACTGGCACACAGGCAACACATTCAAAGAAGCATATCTAAACGCCTTTCCAGATGTTAAGGGATTGATGGAATCTGTGAAGGGTCGTGGGCGCAAGGGTCTACCCGTTAGGACTTGGGGTGGACGCGTGATATTTGCGGAAAAGAATGCTCAAGGTAAGGACTTTTCATATAAGCTACTTAATCACCTCATTCAGGGCAGCAGCGCAGATATTACAAAAGAGGCTGTGATTAAGTACGCAAGTACTCTTAAAAACTCTGCATTTACCATGACTGTGCATGATGAAGTATGTGGAACATGCCCCAATGATCCAAGTATCATTGCACAAGAAATGAAGTATATGCAGGAGTCTATGGATGACTTACCTCTCGACGCTCCGTTAGCATCTGACGGGTTCGTGGGGCCGAATTACGCAGATGTGGAGGCATACCAATGAAAGCTGATGATTGGGCAATTATTGTTCTAAGTATCATCTTTTTTCCCGTGGGCACATTTCTACTTTACGGAATGTTTGTCATAATGCCTGTAGCTTTTTACACAGACGCGGAATGTCTTAGAAAAGGTTTTCCTAAATCTACCGTTACTATTGGACTTGAACGTTATTGCATGAATTTAGATGGTACCATTACAGTCAAGGTTGAAAAAGCGAGTAAAGCCAAATGAGTTTCTTTCAACCAAAAATCATGCAATGGAGTTACTCCCGACTTAAAACGTGGGAGGAGTGCCCTCTAAAAGCCAAGTTCAAATTTGTGAATAAGATCAAGGAACCCGATAGCCCACATGCAAATCGGGGTCTTGAAATTCATAAACAGAGTGCTAACTTTCTAACTACTCCAGATCATCCATTGCCGGAGACATTGCATAATTTGAAGGACGTTATGCACAATCTCCGTACTCCAGCGGTTAAGGCTGAACTTCAAGTGGCCTTTGATAAAGACTGGAACCGGGTGGAGTGGTTTGGCCCCACTGTCTACGTAAGAATCGTGTACGATATTCTTGCGGTGGACGCGCCTTACGCATACGTCGCTGATCTTAAAACAGGTAAGATGCGTGAAGAAGAACATCTTGACCAGTTGGGGCTGTACGCAGTAGGAGTTCTAGCGGAGCATAAGGAAGTAGAAGATGTGGAAACCGCAGTACTCTACGCTGATCATCCAATGCAGCAGCATAAGAACCCATTGAAAAAAGAGTATTCCCGTAAAGACTTTGATGAACTTCGTTCTCAATGGGAGGAGCGAGCCGGGAAGATGTTGAACGACGATATTTTCGCCCCGAGGCCTGGACACTATTGCCGTTGGTGTTCCTACTCCAAACAACGAGGGGGCGCATGTCCAGTCAACTAGAAAGAACATTACAAGCAAACGTCGTTGCGTGGGCTAGAGTTCATAGATTTCTAAGCGTCAAAGTTCATGAACGATACCAAGTGGGATGGCCTGATAGAATATTTATCGCCCCCAATGGGAACATTGTATGGATGGAGTTCAAAGCGCCGGGTAAGCGACCAACACTACTCCAGACCAGAATACATAGGGAACTTGCAGCGAGAAACCAACGAGTATATACTGTAACTACACGCCATGAAGCCATTCAACTACTCCAAGACGCCCTGGACTCCACACGAGTATCAGAAGGAAGCGATTAAGTTTCTGATAAGCCGGGGTGGGGCGGGTCTCTTTATGGAACCCGGTCTTGGAAAGACTTCGGTTGTTCTAGCTGCATTCAAGATTCTTAAAGAAAAGGGCATTGCCAAGAAGATGTTAGTAATTGCCCCTCGGCGCGTGATGCGCTTGGTGTGGCCTGACGAAATTACGAAATGGGCAGAATTTGATAATTTAAGCTTCGCTATTCTGCACGGTGATGAAAAGGACTTATTCAGCGGTAATGAAGCAGATATTTACATCATTAACCCAGAGGGGCTTCAGTGGTTAATGACGCGTGGGGATTTTAAGAAATTTAAGTTTGACGTGTTGGCTGTAGATGAATTGTCTAAATTTAAGCATAGCCGAACACAAAGATTTAAGCTCCTGAAGAACGTACTAACTACGTTCAGATATCGTTGGGGGCTAACCGGGACCCCGGTTGCGAATGGCATGATGGGCTTGTTCGGTCAATGCTACGTTTTGGACATGGGCGCAGCATTGGGTCGTTACATAACCCATTTTCGCAACCGGTTCTTCTTTCAACGACCCTACGATACTTTTGGCTACTATTTGAAAGAAGGTGCGGAGCAGCAAATTCAAGACGCGATCCGCCCTATAGCCATGAGTATGCAGGCGGATGATTATCTAAAACTGCCAGAATTAGTAAACTCTAACGTGATGGTTGATATTCCACCCGCTGCGCGTGAAGCGTATATTCAGATGGAAGAAAACTACATCACGCAGTTAGCGACTACTGAAGTATTTGCAACATCTGCGGCTGCGGTTGGTATCAAGTGTAGACAAATTTGTAACGGAGCAGTCTACGATGAAGCTGGCGAATACCATGAAATTCACGATGCCAAACTTGAAGCATTGGACGACTTGCTGGAAGAACTTGACGGTAGTCCCGCACTTGTCTTATATGAATTTAACCACGATAAAGAGCGGTTACTTCGAAAATATGGTGAAGACACACCATGTCTCGGGGGCGGCGTCAACGATACTAAGGCGGAATCTTATACTACGGCCTTCAACGCTGGGACAATACCGATACTTCTGGCGCACCCCCAGAGCGCTGGTCATGGTCTTAATTTACAGCGGACAGCAAATCATGTTATCTGGTTTGGACTGCCCTGGGACTTGGAACAGTACGACCAGTCCGTGCGAAGAGTAAGGCGGCAAGGTAATCCAAACACCCATGTATTCGTTCACCACATAATGGTGAGAAATACTTTAGATGTAAGAATCCTTAGGGTACTCCAGGATAAGGACGTTACGCAAAAGTCCTTTATGGGGTCTCTAAAGGCTGAGCTATTGCCGGGGCTTCCCGCGTCCAGTAATAGTTCCCTTAACCAAGCGGGATGAGGAGTAATCATGAACCAAGAAGTTAAGCCGGAAAAGAAGGGTAAGAAAAACAAAGCCGATGCCACGAGTGGGCTGAATGGCGGTGGTGATAAAGCCGAAAAGAAAGAAAAAGGCGCGCCGCGTGCTCGTAAGTGGGAATACGGCATCACCGACGAGGCGCGTGTTGTGCGTCTCGTGGAAGTCGCGAGCGTTAAGCGCGACATCCAGGTGCAATTCGGTCATACGGAAGGTGACCCCACCGTCGCTGAGTTCAAGAAGCGTGGTGGCAACCGTCACGGTCTGCGCGTTATGATGCGCCGTAAGCTCATCAAACTCGTACATGCCGATGGTACGGAGTATCCGGTCGCCTACGTGAAACCGGAAAAACCGGCGAAAACGGAAGGTGAACAAGCGGCAGTGTAAAGCTGTCATGTAGCGACCTGTGGGCGCGTTGCGGGTGGGGTACTACCCGCCACGCTGCCCACATTTTACTCACCACAGGGCGATTTATGACTATAAAGGTTCTTAACCTCCGAGGTACTAATGGCAGCGGCAAAACCTTCGTTGCCCGTGAGCTATTATCCTATACTAAATCTACGGTTTACCGGATTCGCGATATTCACGGAGAGTCGCGTGGTGGAAGAAAGCCCATTATCTATAAAGGTTCTTATGCAGGTCTCCCGTACTATACCCTCGGCAGCTACGAGGCTAATTGTGGAGGCTGCGACACCATACCCTCTGTTAAGATTGTAGCGGATCTTCTTCGTGAATTTAAAACCGGGTACGGTATTCTATTTTACGAAGGGTTGATGATTAGCCACATGATTGGAACGGTTGGCGCTGCGGCCAAAGAATATGGACGTAATCATGTCATGGCTTTTCTTGACACCCCACTAGATGTCTGCATTGAACGGGTAAAGCAACGACGTCTTGCGCGGGGTGATGAAAGACCCTTTAACCCTAAGAATGTTGAGGCAGATTGGCCTAGAGTACGCGCAGCTAGGCAGAACGCAATTAATCAGGGGTTCAACATTGTAGATATTGGCTATAATGACGCCTTTGTGGAGACTCTGCATGTGCTCAATGAATTTGTTTCCGAAATTAGAAACTCTTAAGTATTGGATTAAAGAGCGTGAAAAGATACGTCAAGCGCGTGTGGAAGGTAAGCCCAAACCATGGACTACCGACCCAATCCTCCAATCCTATAGATTCTGTAATGTATTTCGAGAAGACGACGCGGTTACTCAATGGATTGCCAACAACGTCAGAAAATATTACAATCGACCTGAGTTTTCTCACTTTAGTATCATTGTCCGACAACTTAATCTTCCATCCAGTATCCACGCCATATTGAAGCAAGGCTGGCCCTACGATGATTATAGATTTTATGTAGAAGATGTTAGAAAGACCCTACACGATATTAAAAATCGTGGAGGCAAGGTATTCAATGCTGCATACATCGTAAGTACGAATGGTGTGGCTATGGATAAAATAGACTACTTAGCTCATAAATGGACTGAATACTATAAAGAGGTTATAGAATGGAGCTGGTACGATATTCAAACCTTAGAACAAGCACACTCTTATCTAACGCAGCTAGATGGAATCAGTGACTTCATGGCCGGACAGGTCATAGCTGACCTGAAGCATACTGCGTGGTTGGGAAAGGCTACTGACTGGTGGGATTGGTGCGCTCCCGGCCCGGGAAGTAAGCGCGGACTAAATCGTATCATGGGTAAGCCTATAGATAGTAAATTCAACAAGGGCGAATTTGTGCGTGTTCTATTGGAACTTAGAAACGCTCTTGACTTACCAAATAAACTTTGTCTGCAAGACTTGCAGAACTGCCTTTGTGAAACTGATAAATACATGAGAGCCCAAGATGGCGGACGCCCCAAGCAATCCTATCCAGGTAGGTAGACTTACCTGCAAGAAGCCAGCTCCCGGTGGTCAGGTGGAAGCTGTAATTACCGAGGGGTTGCTTTGGTACATTCAAGTCTTTGGTACTGTGGAGGGAGCTCAAGCCTTCGCAGAAGTTCATAATCTTGAGTTCGTACCACCCCCGGAAGATGAAGAATGAACTGTCCTAGATGTACGTCTAAAGCATATGTGATTAATAGTCGTGAAAATAAGAACGGAAGATATAGACGGTACGAATGCAAAGAATGTAAGTATCGTTTCTCAACCATAGAAGTGGAACTTATGGAAGGCGAACCTACTAGTCTTGTAAGCCATGCTTTAGGACTTCTACGAGGCCGTATACGCGCTCAGGATTTAGCCCCTACCCCGGCTACCGGGCGCGGGGCGCGGGGCGCACAGTGAGCCTGTACGACATAACCAGAGGAGGTCCTTATGGGCCAGTTACCGGGGCGCGGGGTAGGATATGCGGATAATTACAGGTGATAATGTTAACGATGCATTGCAGAATGCGTTGTGGTGGCTTCGTGTAGCAGGCGTGAAAGAAGATAGTAGAAACGGGCCAGTAATCGTAGCGCCCGGTCCTGTGGTTACAGTCTTCAAACGTCCATGGGAGCGTGTACTATTCTGGCCCGAGCGCGACGCTAACCCATACTTTCATCTTATGGAAGCTATGTGGATGTTGGGCGGTAGAAATGACGTAGAATTTATTAGTCAGTTTTCTAAGCAGATAAAGGAGTACAGCGATGATGGAAAGATATTCCACGGTGCTTACGGATACAGATGGCGTAAGCTATTCGGCCATGACCAGCTTGATTGGGCCGTTAATCATCTTAAAGCTGACCCAAATTCAAGAAGGTGCACAATCGGAATGTTCTCCCCAGTTCATGATCACTTTGGTGTCACTAAAGATATTCCCTGTAACCTCATGGTTACGTTCGATCTTAGGAATTCACACCTAAACATGACTGTGTTTAATAGATCCAATGATGTTATTTGGGGTCTGTATGGTGCGAATGCAGTTCATTTTTCATACTTGCAAGAGTACATAGCGTTACGACTTAGAGTTAGAGTAGGTGAGTATCGCCATTTCTCAAACAATTTTCATATGTACGAACCACATTGGCATCTTCTAAATCGGGTAGATGATAGTGAGAAGTATGCCTACGTTAAAAGAAGAGTAAGGTCTATTCCCTTACAATGGTCTCAAAGGCTTGATGACCAACTAACTAAATTTTTAGATGGGGAGGCTGTTACAGATCCATATTTCTGTAACATTGTGGTTCCCATGCGTGATAGTTGGTTAGATAGAAAGTCGGGTGGGTCTGGACTACAGCCTTTAGAGCGTATGCCGCCGGGATGTGATTGGTTGGCGGCAGCAACTGAATGGATACTTCGTCGTGAAACCACACCATCTTGAAACGTTCCGCGCTGCGGGTGCGGTTAAGCGATATCACATTGTTCGCACTTTGCGACATCAATCTGTTGCGGAACATTCGTGGAATGTAGCCTTACTCGTATACATGATTTATCCACAAGCTAGACCTAAATTGATTAAGGCAGCTCTAACGCACGATGTTGCTGAAATCACTACGGGGGATGTTCCAGCCACCGCTAAGTGGAAAGAACCTAAGATTAAGGAACTATTGGATATAGTCGAAGCTGAGTTTAGAAAGAAGTACTACATTGACTATAAGCTAACGTCAAAGGAATACAAGATTCTTAAATGGTGCGATATGATGGAACTTGTCATTTGGTGCCAAGAAGAAATGGAATTGGGGAATAAGTACGCAACCCCAATTCATGCAAACGGAGTAGCGTACTTAGAAAAGGTGGGTCACCCCACGAAGCAAGCCGAAGTACTTTTCCACACCATTACTTCACATTGGAGGCAGCATGGCATCCGCAAATAGTAGACAGGTTGGTGGTTATCACTACGCCAGCCCCATTCAACATTGGGACTTCGTTATTGCTAACGACATGCCCTATATGGAGGCGCAGATTTTTAAATACGTCTTTCGCCACCGTATGAAGGGTGGTGTTTCTGATTTAGAAAAGGCGAAGCACTTTTTAGAAAAACTTATTGAAGTTGAACAGCAACGGGCTGATGCTCGTAAAATTGTGGAGAACGTGCTATGGCGAAAAGGTCGTGGGAAGACATCGAAGAAGCGCTCTGGCAAACGTGCAAGATAGTTTTAATCATATCTGTCTTAGTTCTGCTAACGACAGGGTGTGCAGATATACGAGATTTCTTTGAAAAGCCTGTTTATGAACCTGATTGGCTTGATTCATCTAGGCGTGGATACCCACCCCCAGAACCCATACCCTACGATATGATAAACGGTCAGTTTATACGACAACCTCAGGGGTGCTGTCAACTTCCACCTTTGCGGTTAGAGCCACCTGAAATAGAAGTTGTACCGCAACGAGGAGGTATTATCATTTAACCCCGTTATATTCCATACTGTAGTGATTACCATCATTGAACCTGCCGCCCCATCGACAGTCGGGGTGCTGTTGCTCCCACCACTCGCCGAGGGGGCGGTGGCGTTCAGTGGTCTTCAGGTAATCGAGTACCCCGTCGCCATCAATATCAAGGAACAGATTCAAGTCAATCGCACACCTCTGCTTGTGGCCGGAGCGTGGGTGTCCATACCCCCTGTTGACCCCAATAGGCCCGAAAACTATTGGGTCACGATACGCGTCCCCTAAACTTACTTCAAAACCAAGTTCGTGTGCCTTGTCAATAAGGCGCGGAACTAGGCGCGCAAATAGTCTTTGAGTTTCGCCTAGTGTCATCGGTTTTTCTCCGCATTTTTAATTTTCTCATCAGTTCTAAACTTCCCAAGTCCAAGCATTCCAAACAATACGGGAAGCATCATGGCAAGATCAAGGGCTGGAAGCTTAGAAACTTGACTCACCATTGTTGCTGTCCCAAATGTGTACACGAAAAAGAGTAAAAATGGAAGTAGAATATAGGTGTACGTGAATGCTAGGCCACACGCCCATCCAATATACGGACGCCACCCCGCTACGAACCAATTCGTAGATTTTGCTTCTTCCATATTAACTTGGATTTGAGCAAGCTGAATTTGAAATTCTTGGGTTGTTAGAAGGGTTGAAAGCTCATTCTTTGCTTTTTCAGCAGCGTCTTTATCTGGGATTAATTTGTCAAGTAGATTACCAACTACTGGAATCAATGCTGCGATTGGAAAAGGCATTAGTGAGGTCCCTTCATTTCTTGAACTGCGCGGGTTATTCTATCCATAAGATCAACCTTAGAATCATGTACATCAGAATGAAGCTTGGATAAGTTTTCATTTACACGTCTACGATCTGTTTCAGCATTCGTAAACAATACTTTCATTGTGTCTCGAACCTCTTTAAGGTCCTCCTTATGCTCTTGTGCATGGGCCGCTATTAATGAAGCAAGTTGCTCTCTGCTTTTAGCCGCATTTGTGATAGCTGTGGCAAGCTCCTCTTTAGCCGCAGCTCCCACAACCTTCCTCCACAGAAATGCCATAGGAGTACCTATAAGAGCCATTAGAGCCCCGGCTGCCCACTTCCAAAAAGACGGATCTGATTCGATACCACTGGACATTATTATCTACGCCCCCGCGTGAATAGAATCCCATGCAACGTCAGGTTTCTTTTTTCCGTGAATTGCTTCCATCCTAGTACGAAGTACTTCACGAAATGACCTACGCCATGTCTTGACCCCTACATGAATAACATCCATATGCGGGGCGACGTACACTGAATTTCCAAGACTTTTCCACTTGATAGAAAGAACATTATCTTCGCTTACTAATTCACCTTCATCATTAATGAATGGAAAACACATGGCCCGAGATGAACTTGGGCCATTCTTGTATGGTTGACTAATGTCCCAGATATCCTGAACTGCTTTACGAGACATACGCAACATTCCAGTACCAATAGAATCAACCTCCACAAGCCCTGTTTCCATATCAATAACTGGATCAGTGGCTTTTACATTAAAGTCAATGACTTCATCAGACTTTTTGCAAACTGGAGCACCCACAAAATCAACCGGATATTTTAGAAGTTCAATAATCCACTTGGGATCCCATTCTTGATCAGAATCCATAAGAATGATATCATTAAACCCGCCCTCCAACATATCGCGGAACAGGTCGTTGCGTGCTCTAAGTAGTGTGGAATCATAATTACGTTGTAGAGGAAACAGCGCAATTTCATTCTGTGCACATAGAAGCATACTCCATCCAAGAGAAATAGAGAACCTACCGTCCACCCTACCGTCCATTGAAGGGGTGGCGAACAGTACCTTCCTCGGCTCCTTTTGTTCTTTACTCATCTTTCATATTCCTAAAGTCAAACGTATCATCCTTCTCCGGCGCATTCGGGTTGCCAATAACTACGGACTGATACTGGCTGGTGAACACTCGCTCCCATTGGTTGGTGGGACACTCTTCCAGAAGTTCCTTTTTCGTCCACTCCTCCGCCGGTTTGCTGTGTGCCAGCGCGTTGTCCCGGTGGTGATATGTCGATTGGTACCCATTCAGCGAGTACTTGACCTCAATTTCCCACGCCGTGACGTGGTTCGTATTCGGATCAACGGTTGGAACCGCTTTAGCAATAGCCTTGCGAGCTTGCGCGCCCCAATTTTCCATCTTTGCCATCTTACTTCTCCTTTTCAAGTTGAGCTACTCTGGCAGATAGTTGTTGCATTCCCCGCACCAATACAGGGATTAGTTTAGTTGGCTTGAATTCGTACACATCCTGATTCTCGGCGTACGTGACTAAGTGCGACCAATCAATATTAAGTTCGTTAAGAGCTTCTTGTACTTCTTGCGAAATAAACCCCGGCTCCATATACTTAGTAATCAGCCCACTGCGCCGATGCCAACGGAAAATTCGGGGGCGAAGTTTCTCGATAAGTTCAAGTCCAAGAGGAATATCTTTAATATCAGTTTTATCACGACGATCAGAAAGAATAGTCCAATCAGCCTGCACGCGAGTGGTCGCAATATTTGTATCACCAATCGTGACTTCGTTGGTAGCTGTCGCACTGGAAGGCTCCGCGTTGTAGCCGAAACACCCAAGATTTGTTCCGGTGGTAATCGTGGTACCCGCGCCCGAACCCACGGCAGTATTTTGAACCCCGGTAGTATTCGCGTTCAAAGTGTTGTGCCCGATGCCTACATTATCTGTGCCTATGGTATTGACTATAAGGCTATCACGACCTAAAGCCGCATTATTCACTCCCGTGGTGTTGGCTTTCAGGGCATTAGCTCCTATGGCCACATTATCGATACCGACTGTATTGTTCTGTGCGGCTAAGTATCCTATTGCCACATTCCCTTGACCTGTGGTATTTGCTGATAAGGCGTTGTACCCAAGAGCAGCATTATAATTTCCAGTAGTCAAGGCGTTTAGCGCGTTAAATCCAATCCCGACTACATAATCCGCCCCGGTGTTGTACCGAACGGCATCAACTCCGATAGCTACGACGCCGACTATCCCAACACCAGAATTTGCGGCAGTTTGGCCGATGGCGATATTATAATTGCCGGTTGTGAGCGACGTCATTGTGGAGAACCCCACCCCGACGTTACCGGTTCCGGTAGTCACACCCGATGCTACGGAATGGCCGACCGCTGTGTTTCCGGATGCGGTCGTATTGTTGTATAGAGCTTGATACCCCAAAGCGGTGTTTTGATTGGCTATAGTGTTATTTCTAAGAGCCTCATACCCGATTGCAGTATTCTTCGTTCCGGTAGAGGTAAGGACAGCTGAGTTATGTCCAATTGCGACATTTTCAGTGCCTGTCGTCAAGCTACTAAGAGCGCCTCTACCCACTGCAACTATTCCAGATACGGTAGTCGCAGCAGCGAGGGCTGTGTATCCTACAGCAACATTCTCTTGACCAGTAGTCACAGCGACAGCTGTATTTCTGCCGACGGCCACATTATCATTGCCCGTCGTATTGGCCACGAGTGCCCTATACCCGATAGCCGTAACCCCCGTCGCAGTAGTAGAAGCGGAAGCTGCTACGTATCCAATGGCTACACCGCTAAGTCCAGTGGTCAAATTATTGAATGCCCCATGTCCAATAGCAGCACTAAGAACATTACCAGCTGATGCTAGAGCGTTGTATCCTATGGCTACATTACTTGAGGCCGTAGTAGCAGCTCCTAAAGCATTATATCCTATACCGATATTGTTTTCACCGGTAGTTAAATTCGTTAATGGCTGATTTCCGACCCCAACATTTCCGTTACCTGTGGTGATAGCGTCTCCAGCAGCTGTTCCTACC